GGTTATATGAGCATGGGCTGTCCAATGAAGGACTTTGAGCGGCGGCTGCTGGATGGCAAACTAAACCACGGCAACAACCCAATTACCGAATGGATGGCTGGCAATGTTTCTGTGCGCATGGACCCGGCGGGCAACCTGAAGCCAGACAAAGAAGAGTCACAAGGCAAGATTGACGGCATAGTCGCAATGGTAATGAGTATTGACAGGCTGGGCAGGGCGGAGCAGACAGGGCCAAGCATTTACGAGACGCGGGGGCTGTCGTTTGTTTAAACGGTTGCGGGCAACAGTATGTTTTTGGGATTGTGTCGGACTGGCTGGGCTAGCATCTTTGGGCGTGGGGTTGTGGCAGATACACCCACCCACTGCGGCGGTAGTTGTTGGCACTTTGATGTTGGTTGCGGGATGCCTTGGTAGCAAGGATAAGGAAATTAAATAATGGGACTGCTTGCACAACTGCGTACACCCAAAACAGAACAACGTTTTCACCCGTCTAATCCCGGCGGCGCGGACTTGGTTTCGTGGACTGGCGGGACTGACACCGTTACTGGAATCAATGTTACTGAGTCAACCGCACTGACGTTCACTACTGTCTATGTTTGTCAGAAGATATTGGCCGAAGCGGTGGGAATGCTGCCGCTGCACATATTCGAGCGGCTGTCTGACGGCTCACGGGAACGGGCTACATCTCACCCTAATTATATTTTGCTCAACCAGCGCCCGAACCATTGGCAAACTGCATATGAGTTTTGGGGCTTCATGGTTGCGAGCCTATCATTATGGGGCAATGGCTATGCACAGATTATGCGCAAGGGCAACGTGCTCTATGGTCAACCAACTGAATTAATCCCGCTGCATCCGGGGCGTATGGTTGTCTCTCGCAAAAACAAGAAACTTATCTACACATATACGCAAGCCGATGGAGCGAAGCGGGTTTTCTTTGCGCAGGAAATATTACACGTTCGGAACCTGCTGTCTAATGGACTTGTCGGCTTGTCGCCTATATCCGCATTACGTAATTCAATCGCGCTTGGCATGGCTACGGAGGAGTTCGCGCAGAGATTCTATGCCAACGACGCAACGCCCACGTTTGTTTTAAAGCATCCGACAGAATTAAGTCCCAATGCTAAGGGGAATATCCGTGATTCATGGAATGCCGAAGTCGGCGGGTTAGAGAATAAGCACAAGTTCGCGATACTTGAAGAGGGGCTTGATATAGAGCAGATAGGAATGCCGTTAAAAGACGCGCAATTCCTGGAACTAATGAAATACTCAAAGCGCGATATATCAAGCATATGGCGTATTCCGCTGAACCTTTTGAACGATTGGGAACACAATACGTTCACAAATGCAACAGAGATGATACAGGTTTTCCATAAAGACGTGCTGTTGCCACAGTTAACTTGTCTGCAACAGGCGATTATGCGTGACTTGTTCACGCGGCAAGATACGCAACAGTATTTTGTTGAGTTCTTGCCAGATGCGCTCTTGCGCGGCGATACCCTTCAAAGGTTCACTGCGTATGGTATTGCTATTGAAAAATCATTCATGAAACCGAACCAGGCGCGTTTACTTGAGAACTGGCCGCTGGCCGAAGGCGGCGATGAGTTGCTAGTTCCCCTGAATAATGTGTCTGGTTCAGCGTTTGCCGAAACCGGGGGCGCGGATCAGGGTGTTCAGGAAAGCCAGAACTCGATACGTAGTCTTCCCGCGCAGGAAATACGAGCGAGCATCTCCGCAAACGCAAGGCGTGAAGCAATTAAACGAATGCAACCCTTGATTGCTGATTCGGCGCAGCGGGTGGTTAACCGGGAAGTTATCGACATACGCAAGAAGGCAAAAGCAATGTTGCAGTCGCGGGCGGCGGCTGATTTCAATAAGTTCTTGCGCACATATTACAAGAACTACCCGGCGACCGTCGAAGATAAAATGAACGGCGTATTCACCGCGCTGGCTGAAGAGGTTCATGGAATTGCACTAAATGAGATCGACAGTGATGCGCCGTTGAATGTGCCTGAATGGTCAAGGGGATACTCCACTCAGTACGGACAAGAGCATAGTCAGAACTCGCTCAACCAATTAACGAAACTGATCGACGATACGGAACCCGCGGAACAATTAGCGGTTATCGAAAAGCGCATGGATGAATGGGAAGAGAAACGAGCGGCCAAGATTGCTGATAGGCAGGGCAACAATCTTGCGGCGGCAATGGCGACGGCTGTGTTTGTTGCTGGTGGGATAACGCGAAAGGTGTGGGCGGTAGGCGCTAAACCATGTCCGCTATGTTCGCAGATGGCGGGGCGCACCGTATCGGTGAGTGGTTCGTTTTTGAAACCCGGTGATACAGTGGAACCCGGTGGCGACACTGCGCCAATAAATGTACAAAGAGATTTTGCGCACCCGCCTTTGCATAGCGGATGTGAGTGCACAATAACGGCAGGTTGAGAGGGGATAATATGAGCAATAACAATGGATTGGTGAGAGTGAGAATGATGACGCGAGGCGCTGGCCCGAAAGGCGCATGGCAACCACTAGACTTGCGATGGGCGAGCGCGGGGGATGCGGAAGAACTACTAAAGAGCCGAAGTGCTGAGGTGGTGGAGCTACCGCCAGTGAATAGGGATAGTGTTAACAAGTTCCCGCTGCCGGAGTCCCGGGGGCTACAGAGTGGTGGGCGGCGTGATTGGGAAAACCTAACTAACACAGCAATGAAAGCAATACGCAAGCCGGGTGTAATTCTGGAAACAGGAACAGCGGCAGGGAACTCCACGCGGGCGCTCTTGAATGTCGCAATCAAAACCGGGAGTTGGTTATACTCTGTGGATAGCAGGGCGAAAAAGAATCATGGGATTAAATTACAAGACAACCCGCACTTGACTGTCGTGACGGATGATTCCGTGAAATGGATTATCAACTACCAGGGGAAACTGGCCCTTGCTTTCCTTGACAGCAACCATGGTAAGGCGCATGTGCTGGCTGAATTGCGGGCGCTGAAAGGCAAAGTGAGGACCGTTGCCATCCATGATGTCCATAACCCGAATTATGGGCCGGGCATTAAGGATGCACTTGAAGAGTTTGGGTATGAATGGGAAGAGTTTCACGGCGAGTGCGGAATTGCCGTTGTCGATATGACGAAAGAAAGAGAATTAGTACCTGCATAGGAGACGATTATGAAAACAGAGAATCAGACCGAGACACGCGAAGCGATGCCGCAGCGAGAAGAGCGCTCCTTTGCAGTCGATGAATTACGTACTGACGGGGGTGATGGTGAACAGCGGATGCTTAAAGGACATGCAGCTGTATTTAATAAGTTCACTGAGTTGTATGGGTTCAAAGAGAAGATAGCGCCGGGCGCATTCGCTAGCACACTTGATGCTGATGTTCGTGCGCTATTTAACCATGATCCCAATATTGTACTTGGGCGGACAAAAAACGGCACACTACGTATGGAAGAGGACAAGCGGGGGTTGGCCGTCGAAATAGATATGCCGGATACCACTATTGCTAACGACCTGACCGTCAGTATTGAACGTGGCGACATAAGTCAGATGTCATTCGGCTTCCGCGTCCTGCGTGAAGAGTGGGACGAGAAGCCTAAGACGCCAGTAAGAACTCTACACGAGGTGGAACTGTTTGACGTTTCGCCCGTGACATTCCCAGCATATCCGCAAACAAAGGTTGCCGTTCGTTCGGCTGACCAGGTGTTTGCTGAATATAAGGAGTCCAGAGAAGCGCCAGAGCCGGTAGTGCAGGAGCCGCCGGTCAGCGAAGAGACAATCGAGCAGCCGCAGGAGCGGTTGAGCAATCTTCGCAAGTTACGTAATGAACTCCACCTGAAAGAAATAAAACTACAGGAAGGAAACTAATCAACATGAGTGATAAATTGAGACTCTGGGTTGAGGAACGCGCCAAACTGGTAACGGACCAGCGGGCCTTGCTCGACAAGGTTGAAGCGGAAAGCCGCGACCTCAATGCAGATGAAACAACCACTTACGAGAACATGGAAACTCGCTATGATGACCTTGACAAGATCATCACCCGCGAGGAATCCCAGATTGAAAAAGAACGCGCCCAGTTGGAATCCTGCGCTAATGCGGAATTACCCGGCGCAGAAAACGAGCCGCCCAAGCGTGAGGCGGAGAACACGCCAGAGAAACGGAACATTGAGCACACCGAGGCGTTTGGGCGGTTCTTGCGTTGTGGCGCTCCCTCAAGCGAACTAAGGGCGCTTCAGGCTGACTCTGATGAAGCCGGTGGGTATACCGTTGCGCCACAGCAGTTTGTTGCAGAACTAATCAAGGCTGTGGATAATGCCACTGTTGTCGGGAGTCTCGCTAGGGTATTCTCAATGGACAAAGCCGCCAGCATGGGATTCCCGTCACTGGACGCAGACCCCGAGGATGCTACTCCAGGTGGGGAGATTAGTACGGCTGACGAAGATACGCAGATGGACTTCGGCAACCGCGAACTAATCCCGCATGGCTCGAACAAACTGATCAAGGTTTCGGAAAAACTGCTCCGTAATTCCTCACTGGATATTTCGGGTATTGTTGCTGAACGCCTTGGTTACAAATTTGCCGTGACTAAAGAAAAGTGGTACATGACCGGTAATGGCGCACAGCAACCCCTAGGCCTATTTACTGCGAATGATCAGGGCATCGGCACGGGCCAGGATGTTAGTACCGGCAATACTATTACCGCGATTACATGGGATGGACTCATGGAGGCGTTCTATAACCTCAAGCCACAGTATCAGGCTGCGGCCACCTGGTTGTTCAATAGAACTGCTATCAAGAACATCCGCAAACTGAAAGACGGCGAAGGTAACTACATCTGGGAGAACTCAACTGTTGTTGGCACTCCGTCCGGCATATTGGGCGCACCTGCACTCCAGAGCGAGTATGTTCCCAACACTTTCACCACCGGTCTTTATGTCGGTATTGTTGGCGACTTTAAGCAGTATTGGATTGCTGAAACCGTTAATATCGGCATTAAGGTTCTCCAGGAACTTTATGCCGCCAATTTCCAGATCGGTTATAGAGGGTATCAAGAAGTTGATGCTATGCCAGTTCTCGCTGAAGCGTTTACACGGGTGACGCTGGCTTAACGGCGAAACCAGAAAGGAAAACATTATGTCTGCGATTACTGAACTTCTCAAAAACGTTTCGCTCCAGAAACCGACCTCATCCTCCGTTGCTGGTCAGAATGAAAGCACCGGCGACATGATTGATATGTCGGGGTTTGATAGTGTATTACTTATCGCGTCACTTGGCGCGGTGACTGACAACTCAGTTATTACATTGACCGCCAAACAGGGCGCGACAACGGTTAGTACAGGTGCGGCTATTCTCGCGGGAACTACCGCGACGGTTAGCGAAACCTCACTGGCCGTTGCCAATAACAATATGTTGGCAATGGATATCGTTAAGCCTACCGATAGGTACATCTGGCCGATCATAACCATCACAACGGCCAATTGTGTTATTGACGGCGTTTATGCCATCAAGTACGGCTCGATGAAAGGCCCGACTGCTGACACATCTGACGTCGTGCATGGCGTGACCAACATTACACCGGCTGAGGCTTAAGCCAGAAAGGATCATCTATCATGGCTGAAGCTACAGGTTATAGCGTTCCTATCAAGACATTACAGGGCGGCAAGACGCAGGAAATAGGTTCGTCTGGCGTTCTTGATGTCTATGGAGACATCAACCTTAAATCGGCTGGTGAGATAGATGTCGAAAGCGGTGGACATATAGACCTCGCGAGCGGTGGCTACATAGCCGCCGCCAGTGGGGGTTATGTGACGCTTGCTGACGGATCATATCTTTCCATGCCTGTCGTGGCTGGAACAACCGCAACGGCGCTTACTAATTTTGGTATCAGTACCATTGCGTCAACGGGTGCATCGAAAGGCTTTACCATTGCCGCTCCGGCGGCTGGGCTGGTGAAGGCGCTGATATGCACCGCTATCGCGGGAACATCCGCACCATTGACCGTGACTAGGGCAACTACAACCTTCACGATTGACGGTGGAACCGTGGCGACATTCGACGCTGCCAAGGATGCATTATTTCTGGTTGGCGTAAGCGCGACTGCATATTGGGTATTGAGCAACGTCGGAACCGTTGCCACTAGTTAAATAACGAAAGGAAACTGTATTTATGTCTGATAAGAAGAAGGTTGCCATTGTCGGTTATGCTCCTTCGTCTATGGGAATGGCCCCATTCAAGGATAAAGACTTTGAAATATGGGGCATCAACGACCTCTACCTGTCTATTCCGTGGCAAGAGATTGCTGCGGAAGGCAGGTTGAGGTGGTTTGATTTACATCCACCCGAGACGTTTCATTTAATGAATCGGGGCGATAAGCATTGGGAGTGGTTACAGGCGGCCAAGGGATTTCCGATCTATTTACAACAGAAGATAGAGAAAGTCCCGGAGAGCGTCCAGTACCCACTACAGCAGATCGTTTCAATATTCGGAACGTATCTAACGAACAGCATTAGTGAACAGATTGCGCTGGCGTTGATGGAAAGCCTTATGCCCGCATCGAAAGAGGTACAGGAGGCAACCGGCGTACAGTGGGTACGCAACCCGGAAGGCTTTGATGAGATTCACCTGTATGGAGTTGATATGGCGTTGGATTCTGAATACGGAAGTCAGAAGCCGTCATGCGAATACTTTATAGGACTGGCGCGGGGGGCTGGGATACGGGTATACATCCCGCCGCAATCCGACTTATTGAAAGCACCATTTATTTATGGCTATCAGCCACCGGAATACCGGACGCTATACCAGTCGGTTGCAACTAGGCGCAATGAACTACAGGGCCGGGTTCAGAACATGCAGAACCAAGTAACACAACAGGAAGCGCAGAAGCACCAATTGATAGGTGCGATTGAGAACTGCAATTTCATAATGAAAAACGAACTGAACGGAGCAAGATAGAAAATGGGCTATTTACTAAAGGAAACACTGGCACTGACAGGAACGACGGTCGGCGCGACAACCGTGACTAGTACGGGGCGGTACAATGGGACGCTGGTGGCCCTATTCTATAACGCTTCAACTGCGCTACCGATCAAGAGTACAGAGACATTGACGATCACAGCGGGCGACTTCCCGTTGTTGACAATTGGGCCACCTGCTGCCGATACGTGGTACTCATTGCAATTGGACGCTATAACCACCACTGGCGGCGCGTTCTCTAATACTACAAGTAACGCATTAGGTGTTCCCAGTGGCATGGGCTATCCGATTGCTGGCGAGACGATTACAGCCACAGTTACGCAATCCACGGGAAGCGTCACTGGCGCAATCACCATCTTTGTAGACGGCTTCCAGTTTTAGGGCGGTAAAAGAATGCAAGTAAGAATGAAAACAACCGGGCCGAACGGCAATTACGTCAAGGGCGCAATCGTTGACGTTGACGCCCAGCGCGGCGCGATACTGATTAGACTAGGACATGCGGAGGTGGTGGGCGCAGAACCCTCTCAACCGACACTGCCCGCTGCGACTGCCGCCTCCGCTGAATGCGCAATGGTTGAGGAACCGCCACGCAATGCGGCAACGAGAACGGGCAGGCTGAAAGGGCGTTAACATGGATGGTTTTGCGGTATTGGAAACAGCGTCCACTGGCGAGGTAGTTACGACTGCTGAGTTGAATAAGTATCTCTATATATCAACCACAGCGGATGATTCGTTTGTAGAGACATTCAACACAGCGGCGCGGGCGGATTTAGAAGATCGTTACGGCTGGAGTTTTAGGACACAGACATGGAAATACTATTTAGATAATTGGCCCGCGACGGATACGCTCCAGATACCGAAGCCGCCACTTGTCAGTATATCGAGCATTAAGTATATCGATAGCACGGGCGGGACAACCAGCACGTTTTCGAGCACTAACTACTTCACTAATATCAACGGATACTTGGGCGAGGTGGTGCTTGAGCCTGATGCGTCATGGCCCGGCGGAACCTTGCGCCCGGCTAATCCGATTATAGTCGAGTTCGTTAGCGGGTACGGCGGTTCATCGCAAGTGCCGAAGACAATTAGACAGGCGGTACTATTTAGGGCGATGGAGTTATTCGAGAATCGTGATCCCGCGAGACCTGCTAATATGGTTCCAGTAGGCAACCAAACAATCGGGACATTAATGTCAAGTTACACTGACTATAGGTTTTAACATGGTAAGGATTGCGGCACGGCGACACATAATCAGTTTGCAGCAACCGTCAACGACTCAATCGCGGGACGATTACGGAGGCTTGTCTAAATCCTATTCGACCGCACATAGCCATGTACATGCGGCGGTAACGCCAGTTAATGGCCGGGAGTTCCTGTTCGGGAAACAGGTCAAGAGTGAATCGGTATTCTTCTTTGATATTCGCTGGATAACGGGGATTGATACAGATACTCGGATTGTTTATGAAAGCAAAACCTACAACGTAGTTGACGTGACTGACGTTGAGCAGAAGCGGAAGTCGCTGGTACTCGAAGCAAAGGTGAGTAACTAATGTCACGATTCCAGGATAAATTACGCTCGCAAAAAGCAACTGGCGGTGGCGGCGGTGGCAGGCCAACGGTAACAATGCAGTTGACGGGGTTGAAGGATATCGAAAAAGCCGTCAGGGAACTCAAGAAGGCTGCTGTGAGTCCGGAATTAATCACGGCCGCACTTAAACCAGCGGCGGTGATTGTAAAAAAAGAGGCGAAGCGGATTGTCCAGTATGATGAAAAGCGAACAGAGAAGTTCCACTTGCGGGATTCTATCTTTGTAATGTCAAAGCCAACTGCACGACATCCGTTTAGCGTGGCGGTCGCAGTCTCGTATGACCGCGCACCACACGCGCATCTTGTAGAGTTCGGGACAAAGGGGCATGTCATTAAGGCTCCCGGCAAGCGTGGCAAGGCCAGGGTGCTCTCGGATGGATCAACGGTATATGGCACGGCAATGCGGCATCCTGGCACACGTAAACGACCGTTCATGCGCCCGGCATGGCGGCGCAAACGCAAAGATGTATTTCGGGTGAGTGGGCGTGAACTCGGTAAATTGTTTGAGAAAACAGGCAGAAAACTAAACGTGGGGCCACTGAAATAATGAGTGCGGGAAAAGCGATATACAGCCTGCTAAGCGGCAGTACAGTCTTGGCCGATATTGTCGGCACAGAGATATATCCGGATGTCGCGCCGTCAAGCGCAACGTATCCGCATGTGATTTTCTCAACGATTGATGACGTGCCCCATAAAGCGATGGGTAGCGCGTTGGATTTCTTGGAGTCAGACGTACAGATTGACGCATATGTCGATGACACACAGGTGCAGCCATTGCAGACATTACTGTCCACACTATCTGATGTACTGCATGATTATAGTGGTTCAACGTCGGGCCTTGATGTTGATACCATACAACTAGAAAACACGCAGCCGGGGTTGTTTGAAAACATCGGCTCAGGGGACGCGGCACATTACGTGCGGCGCGGGATACAGGATTACGTGGTCTGGTACAGGAGTACATAATGGCGAAAAGAGTATTGAAAAACGCGGCTCACTACCTGGACGGGTATAGCATGGGCGGTAACGAAAACCAGATGACACTGGACGTATCGAAAGATATAGTGGACGCGACGTGCTTCGGTTCGTCATGGGCTGAATCATTGAGTGGCGTTAAGTCCGGCGCGTTTAGCGCGGAAGGATTCTTTGACCCGACTGTCACAGATGCCCCGATGTTTGGGACTATCGACAGCACGGGAAGTTTAATGTCCGTAATGCCAACGGGGGAAACGGTAGGGGAACCGGCTTTTATCTTTAAGGACATAACGGCGAACTACGCGCCGGGCGCGGCTCATGGTGAGGTTATGGGGTTTTCGTTCAATGCCAATAGCGATGGCGTAGTTGCGAGTGGTAACATACTGGACACGCGCACGGTGGCCGGTTCAAGTAATGGCGCGGCGTATCAGGCGGGGGCTATTGCGGCGGCGCAGACTGGATATTTTGCATTGCACGTATCCACTGTGACTGGCTCAACGGAAACGCTTATTGTGGTTATCGAGTCTGATGACGCTTCTAATTTCGCAAGCCCGTCAACATGCGCGACATTTACGACTGTTACCGGGCGTACTGCCGAATTAAAAACAGTATCAGGTGCGGTGACAGACGATTACTGGCGAGCGACATATACGACAACTGGATCAACGGAAACATTTAAAGCATTAGTGACAATGGCAATACAGGCATAAGGAGCAGAGACAATGGCTAAGTTTGTTTTAACAGCAGGCCACGTAACTTTGACTGGTAGCACAATTACCGACAGGGCGCAATCAATCGAAGTGACAGTGGACAAGGATTTACCAGACGTTACCGCTATGGGTGATACCTGGAATGCGTTTTTAGCCGGTGTAAAATCGTGGAGTATGACGGTTAATTACTTCCAGGATTTTGCAAGCGGCAACGTGGACGCATTGAATTGGGCAATCGCCAACGGCACAACTACGCCGACATTGACAGTTAGGGCAACCACGGCGACCCAGGCCACGGCTAATCCGACCTATAGCGGCACGGTTCATATCGCGTCCTATTCGCCGATCAGCAACGCACATGGCGAGGCCGCGCAGACATCAATCACGTATACGGGCACAGGCGCACTTTCGCGCTCAACTTAAGAAAGAGAGGGTAGGGCGGTGAAAGATATTAAGTTTCTGACTAATCAGGATATCTTGCAGGCTAAAGATATCGAGTATGAGGTTATCGAGGTTTGGGGCGGCAAGTTGAACATGAAAGGCTTGACTGGCAAGGAACAGCAGGACTGGCAACAGGACTTCTTGAACTTTGGCAAAGGCTCCACCACGATCAGCCTCAAGACAAACATGAAGGCCAGCCTTGTGGTGAAGTCTGCATGTGATGCCTCTGGCAAACGGATATTCACTGATGACCAGATTCCTATGCTTGCGGCGAAGTCTGCCAAGCAATTGGGGATAGCATACGATGTCGCGGCCCGGCTGTCCGGCATTAGTGATGACGACTTTGAGGAGTTGGAAAAAAACTCCGACGCAACCCAAGACGACGATTCGCCTTTAGACTAGCACTCGCTTTAGGTTGCACTGTTACGGAACTGCTGGCGCGAATCAGTGGTAGAGAGTTATCGGAATGGATGGCTTATTATTCCATAGAGCCTTTTGGTGCGGAGCGGGATAATATTCATATGGCTATGATTGCGTCTATCCTTTGCAACGTTAACCGCACGAAAGAATCAAAGGAATACACAGCCGAACAGTTTATGATTGGGTATAAAGATGTCGACAATTGCTAACATGATAGTGCGGTTGGGCGTTGACTCCAAGGGCATGAACCGGGGATTCAACAAGGCGGAGACTCGCGCCCAGAAGTTTGGGCGTACACTTAATAAAGTGCGCACGGGCGCGGTTGCTGGCATGAGTTTGGCTATCACCGGTATTGGGGCTTCTGCCATACGGGCAGCCATTAAGTATGAAGAGGCCACTGCTACTATCCGCGCTGGCACTGGCGCAACTGGAGCGGAATTAAAGGCGTTAGAGGGAAACTTCCAGAGCCTAATGAGGCAGGTTCCCCAAACAGCAGAGCAGGTGTCTATTGCAATCGCTGACCTGAACACACGCACAGGACAAACAGGCAAGAACCTTGAAAAACTTGCTAAACAATTCCTGGATTTATCGCGTATTACGAAAACAGATGTCGCAACTAACGTTTCTCAGTTGACGCGGGTGTTCGGTGATTGGTCAATCGCTGTCGAAGATCAATCCAAGACATTGGATTTCCTGTTTAAGACTGTGCAAAAAACCGGAGTTCCACTTCAGCAATTACAAAAATTAATTGTATCATATGGTGTACCGCTCAGGACGCTTAGTTTCGAGTTTAAGGAAGCCGCCGCATTGATTGCCAAGTTCGAAAAAGAGGGCGTCAATGTCGAGGCTGTCATGGGTGGCTTAAAAATAGGTATTGATAAACTCGCTAAGACGGGAAACGCGGTCAAAGCGTTTGAGGATATCACTAAAGCAATTAAGGCCGCCAAGAGTGCCAGTGAGGGCGCGATAATTGCGGCCCAAGTTTTTGGTACACGCCCCGGGGCCGATATCGCGGGGGCGATTCGTGAGGGGCGTTTCGAAATAGAAGATATGGTAGTCGCGCTTGATGCCAGCGCGGATTCAATTGACCGCGTGGCGAAAGAGACTTTGACATTAATTGACAATTTTAAGTTGCTGAAGAACCAGATAGACCAAGACTTAATAGATGTTTTTAAAGAAATGGTTATCGCGCTAAAGGCCGTGATAAGGTTCTTTGGGTTTTGGAACAAAGTCATAAAAACGGTTGCCGGTTGGATTGGTAAACTGTCCGCTTCTGATCTTGGTTTTCTGGTGCAGTTGATTCCGGGGGTTACAGTTAATCGCGCAGAGGAATTGGCTAAGGCGTTAAAAGAGATATGGGAAACGTTATCCAAGAAGCCCGACACCTCGCTTGGTGATCTAAGGAATGTAACGCCGCCAGCATTTATGAGGAACCGGAAAGCCAAGCCAACGATTGCTGACGTACTTCCTCCGGGGCCAACCGCCGAGGAACTGGCGCTGATAGCGAAAGAGCAAAAACGGATAGATGATCTCTTTAGCGATCAGGCGGATTCATTATTCGAGCAGGTTTCACTATGGGGCAAACTCACAGAAGTTGAACGGATCAACTTTGAGTTAACCAAGGGTGGCTTGACTGAGTTGAGTTCAGATCAGGCTGGCTATCTTGAGTTCTTGGCGAGTGAGTTGGATGAGTTGACTCGTGCCGCCGAAGCGCGGGATAAATGGAACCAGCGTGTTAAGGAGGGCAAGTCCATGCTGGAGGCAATCGCAACGCCTCTGGAGATACTCAACAAGGCAGAAGAAGACCTTAATGAGCGGTTGGCCGACACCAGTATCACGGCGGCGGAACACGAGCGGCTAATGAGAGCAATCACGCAAGCATATAGTGATGCGGTTATTCCTGCTCAAGACATGGCGCGTACATTGGAAGACGTAACGGAAAAGACCTTTGTCACTTTTGCTGACTTGAGCGGCGGGTTGCAGATGGCGCTGGTTAGTGGCTTCCAAACGTTCCAGGAGAATATGCGGAATATCCAAGGCGCGGTAATGTCGGCGGTGCAGGGAATACTTGCGGCAATCAATAGATTGCTGCTTAATAAATTGGCAGCCCAGATTATAAGTTCTTTGCTGGCCGCCGCTGTTGGGGATTTATTTACAAGTCCAGGAACGCCTAATCCGTTCGCGGGGAAGGGTGGCCCCGGCAGATTCATGGGGTTGGCCAAGGGTGGCGTAATGAAAAGCCCATTCGCCCTAGTGGGCGAAGAGGGGCCGGAGTTAATACAGGCGCCAACTGGGAGCCGTGTATTCTCTAACAAAGACAGCCAAGGCATGACGGGCGGTAGTCTCAAAATCGTTAACGTATGGGATTCAGCCGTTGTGCAAGATGAGTTGGCCTCTAATATGGGAGAGAGAACGGTCATCAACCACGTTCTCAAAAATAAACGCGCATTGGGGATAGCATAATGACCATGTATCCCTACAGACCACTTTTAGGAATTACGGAACGGCTGTCATGGTTGACGAGTGTACATCTGTCTCAAGACCATACTGAGCAGCGCGTAAAGCATCGGTTGATACCGCGTCAATACTATACGTATACTCATTCGATAGTCGATACGCAGATACCGCGATTTGACGGTTTTGTGTGGAAGCACCAAACTACTGCCATGACGTTACCGCTGTGGACTGACGCGACTCAACTCGGAACGGCGACAACGGCGGGTAGCACGTTCGTCACGGTGGCAACGGCGAATGCTTTATACTCAACCGATGCCTCTCTGGTAATGTGGGGCGATAGTACAACGCATGAGGAAATTGCTATTCAGTCCGTGGCGTCCAGCGGCGTACACACAACCGGACTGACAAACGCATGGACAACCGCGGCATGGGTAATGCCAGCACACACAGCAACGATTAATCAGCCTGCCAATATTTCCAATACAATGCATAATCAGGCGACGGCTGAAGTATCATTTCGTGTGACTGATAATGTGAACGTAACGGCGGGCGTGGCGGCGACAACTTATCAGTCCCTTGATCTGTTTGAGGACAGGCCGACAATCGCGCAACCGCTATCCCGCACAATTGATTGGGACCGCGCCGAGGTTGACGGCAAGACGGGGCCGGTAGTAGTT